TCGTTTGATGAAAATGAATTTTTATTGGACGGTAATACTATTAGAAAATTAACACCGTTAGAAAAAGAGAGATTGCAAGGATTTCCTGATAACTGGACAAAATACGGCATAGACGAGAACGGCAAACAAATCGAAATCAGCGATAAACGGCGTGGCGACTGTCTCGGTAACGCAGTCACGACTAACGTGGTGCAGGCAATCATTGAGCGTATGCCGGAGTTCGACACGTACTTTGACATGTTCTACGGCATAAAAGGCTTTTCAAGGGGGATAGAACAGGCCTATGAAATACATCCAAGCCAAAGACATTCGTGATGGCGATATTATCAAAGCTCGGCACGGACACGCGAAAGTGCTTATGCAGTTCCGTGATATTGAAATGACCGATGCCGGTTACGTGCTCGGCGATGTTACACTAAAAATACGCTATGATGACCGCCGCGAGTATACGTTCACGATCCCGGCAAACAGGGAAATAATGAGAGTGAGGATGGCGTGATGACACAGATGATACCACGAATGCATATCCTTATCGCCCGGTCGATATGCAATCGCTGTAAATCAGAAAATCCTATCACACAGGCGACATGCAGCCACTGTGAGCTTATGGCGTTCGCTAAAATAGTTAAAGATACGCTCGATATAGAAACCGCCGGTTCCGGGGCGTTTAAGGACGCCGGGAAACAAATATGCCGCAAGTGCAGCAGCGACCGGTTTCACATGCTCGCCTTTTGTAAAATCTGCCGATTATATCAATGGGGCGTCATGGTTAAATACTGCGAGGCCCCAATGCGGCACGCGGAGGCACTTGAGCTTACCGAGACGGACGCGAAACGAACGGTTTATACTCGCGGGCGGAAAGAAAAACGAGGCTTAGAAGCGTATGACAAGGAGTTGCCGATATGAACGACACCCCGTACTGTTCGCGATGTGAAAAACGGGAGAACTGTGACGTCTTGTGCGCGCCAGTCCAAGACCTCCTTGATAAGGTTGTGGCAAAGAAAAAGCGGCTGCCGCGCGATTTTGTACAGCAGGTCAAACACGATTACGAGAAGTGGCCGGAAACCGGCAAGTCGAAAGCACAGCTTATCCGGGAGTTGTATTTTCTTGACGGCAGAAAATATCAGGATATAGCGTATCTCGTTAATTGCAATAGGCACTATGTGTCGAAAGTCGTAAGGCGCGAAAAACGAAAAAAATTATGCAAAAATCACCCATAAAAACCGCTAAAAATCACACTTAAGTCTATATCCCACCTGACAAAAGTCACCATGTCCCCATTTCCCTTAATAGAGGGCGCAAGTCAAAAACTCTACTTTACGGGGAAGGCTTTTGAAAAGCAATTTCGGTTATATAAGCGATGCGCCGAAGTCAAATGAAATCATCGGCGGTGTATCAATATATCCCTCAGACGATCCCCGGCACTTGCATCAGGTTTCACCGACATCCCGCGACCTCGTTGACCTATTTTGTAAAAAGCACGATTCAGATTCATACCACGATAAGCTGATGTGCGCTCTTGCCCGGCGGCTGACAGCCATTGAAGGCGGCGTCACAGAGCAAAATCTTAATATGTTGAATTTGCTTTAATTGGAAATGAAGGGCGTTGCGATAACCGAGAAAACAATGTTGTTTAGCGAACTATACGCGGGCATGAAAATAGATTGTGTGTAATTAGGGTGTCAGAATATAAACACGTGTGAGCGGCGACAAAGAACAGGTGAATAGATGTGGCTAATAAAAAGAACAAGTATGAATCACTTGTCAAGCCACGGCTGTATGAAATATCAGCATGGTCTGAACGCGGTCTTACCGAGGATGAGATATGTGAAAGGCTTGGAATAGTCAGGTCAACGTTCTCATTGTATAAGAATAAATACTCCGAGCTTTCGGACTCCTTAAAAAAGGGCAAAGATTTTGCAGATGATCAAGTTGAAGATTCGCTGTTTCAGAAAGCACTCAAGGGTGATGTCATCGCCTGTATTTTCTGGCTTAAAAACCGCCGCCCTACTCGTTGGCGTGATAAGCCTGGCACTGACAATGCCAAAGACAACGGCCAGCTCAAAGAGCTTGTGGACGCAATCAAGGAAAGCTGACATGATCCAGTGGGAACGGTTCGGGCAGAAAGCCATTGACTTCATACGAACGCCGCTTGAAAATCAGCCGCGCATTACGATGTTGGAGGGCTCAGTCCGTTCCGGGAAAACAGTCGCTTGTCATCCCTGGGTAATCAACTACATTCAAAACGGACCGAAAGGGCTTTTTCTGTTCGGCGGTGTATCAAAGCAGACCATAAAACAAAATGTGCTAAACGACCTGTTCGATCTTGTCGGCACATCGAATTACCGGTATAACAAGCAAACCGGCGAAATGAAGTTGTTTGATCGTGATTGTATCGTAGTCGGTTTCAAAGACGAGGGTTCAGAGAAGTTTATTCGCGGCGTGACGCTTGCAGGGGCCCTGCTTGATGAGGCGACTATGTTCCCGCAGTCGTCATTTCTGCAAATACTTAACCGGCTGTCAGTCGAGAACTCGAAATTAGTTGCCACAATGAACCCGGACAGCCCGTTCCATTACATCAAAACCGACTTCATAGACAATCAGGCGTTGATAAGCGACGGTACGATCCGGTCGATACACTTCACGCTCAATGACAATCCGGCGTTGTCAGACGAATACAAAGAGTTTATTCGTTCCGCTTATTCAGGCCTCTGGTACAAGCGCATGATACTCGGTCAATGGGTACAGGCCGAAGGCGCGATATTTGACATGTTCTCCGAAAAACGCCATGTTGTGACAATCACACAACTGCCGGAACAGTTCGACAGGATTATTGTGGGCGTCGATTACGGCGCGGGCAATCCGACAGTGTTCGGTATGAACGGCATTACACACGACAACCAGGGCCGCCCACACGTCTGGCTGATAGATGAATATTACCATGATCCCCGGAAATCGGGCGCGAAAACGGCGCGGCAATACAAGCAGGATTTTATCGATTTCATCGGCGAAACGTACGTAAACGCCATATACCCTGACCCGTCCGCACTTGATTTTATTAACGAGTTGGAGTCGAGTTCATGCGGCGTAGCTTACACGAATATTGGCCGGACAAAGAACGCAGTGCTGCCGGGTATCAACTCAGTCGCATCAATGATGGAACAAGGCCGCTGGCATGTATGCTGTGAACGATGCCCGGAAACGCTCAAAGAGGTTGTGAGCTATATCTGGGATGAGAAAGCGCAACGGCGCGGCGAGGACAAGCCATTGAAAGAAAATGATCACTGTATGGACGGGGCTGTGCGGTATCCGATACACTCGGAGTTCCCGGCGGTAAGCAGAGAAAGGGTGTTCCTGAATGCCACAGCTTGATAGAGCCAAAATACGCCCGATAAAAAACGTCGGGACACGGCAGCACCCGGACTACAAGACAAAAGTGCTGATATGGGATTTTCTGCTTGCATCATATCGCGGAGGCATGGGAATGCAGATGCGTTCCGGGCAGACAACGAACAGCAGCAATAAACTAAAGCCGTCCGGCTACTATCCCGGACTGTTCCAGTGGCGGCGTGAAAACAAGCAGGATTACAGCACGCGAACATACATGACGTTTTACAGGCCGTATGCCCGATCAATAGTCAACGCCTTTGTTAATTATGTAACGAAAGACGATCCAAAACGAGAGGGCGTCGAAACGATACAGGACTTTCTCGATAATATCGATATGCGCGGCACTAACATGAAAACGTTTATACGCTCGATATTGCGCAATCAAAAGGTAATCGGAGAATTTAATGTCATGTTGGACATGCCGAAAGTCGAGGGTGAGTTCAGGTCGCTGGCTGAGGCGAAAGAGGCGGGGCAAAGGCCGTATGCCGTGCCGGTGTTCCCGCAGGACATAATCGACTGGTCATTTGATGACAGTGGGAAATATGAATGGCTGATTATTCAGAGAAACTATCTCGAGAACACGCCTGAAACCGAAAAGCCGCAATATTTGAAACGCCGGTACTTCTGGGATGACGAGCAGTGGCAAATATGGCAGG